AGTTTCTTAATCCACCCCCAGGTCTGACACAAGTCCCAGGTGGATATACTGATGATAATGGAACTGTCACAGGAACAAGTGATTACTTTGAGATGTTCTGTTCTGAAGCTCAACTACCCAACACCAACACTGCACAAGGTCAAACAAATGGCATCTATGTTGGTAGTGGTTCTGTAAGTTATCCACACACAAGAGTATTCACTGAATTCCAGTTGGGTTTCATGTGTGACGCAAATATGACCGCACTAAAGTTCTTACAGGACTGGGTTGACATGATCTTTGATGAGAAAGGTGATGACAACAGTGGACTGACACTAGAAGGATTGCAGACACAAGGATTTTCTCCTAGATCAGAAAGCAGAAACATCAGACTAAAGTATCGTGATGAATATGCTTGCGACATGTCTATTACTAAGACAGAGACTGGTCCTACCTCTCCTATTGAAAGAGCATCGATTTCATACATCCTAGAGAAAGCTTATCCATATGCTATTGATGCTGTGCCCCTGCAGTTTGGATCAAGTCAAATCACTCAGGTAACAGCACAGTTCTCTTACATGAGACACTATGTAATTAAGAATGACGTTACACAAAATTGACTTTTTGATTCCATGAAACTGGGAAAATTTTTTCCGCTAATTTTTGGGTCTAAAAGTCGCGCTAAATATACATATGATCTGATCTACGTATAATGGCATTACCACAAGTTGCACTACCAACTTACGAGTTGGAAGTTCCTTCAACGGGCAAAACTATCAAATATCGCCCATTTGTTGTAAAAGAAGAAAAAGTTCTTCTGCTAGCACTCGAATCTGGAGATGAGAAGCAGATTGAGGATGCTACGAAAACTTTGTTGAAAAACTGTATTCAATCTCGTGTAAAACTCGAAGATTTGGCGATTTTCGATTTAGAGTATATTTTCCTCAATATTCGCGCTGTGTCAGTTGGCGAAGTTGTCGAAATGCTGCTAACATGCGAAGATGACGGTGAAACACAAGTTCGCTATAATTTGAATTTGACAGAAGTTCAAGTTTCTAAGCCAGAGGGTCATTCTAGCAAAATTATGCTAAATGACGAACTTGGCGTAATTATGAAATATCCATCTTTTGCAGAATTCGTAAAAGTGTCAATTATTGGAAAAGACACTAGTGATGAGGTTGTAGAAATTATGTCGAGATGCATCGATCAAATTTTTGATGCAGAAGACGTATATGACAGTTCTACTACGACGAAAAAGGAATTTCATGAATTTTTGGAAGGATTGACAAATAGTCAGTTTGAAAAAGTTCAAAAATTCTTTGAAGAGATGCCAGTTCTAAAACATGACATTAAAGTGAGAAATCCAAACACTGGTGTTGAGAATGAGTTCACTATTGCTGGTCTAGCCAATTTTTTCGGATAGCACTCTTCCATATGACTATGGAAGGGTACTATAAAACTAACTTCGCTTTGATGCAGCACCATAAATATAGCTTGAGTGAAATTGAAAACATGATGCCTTGGGAAAGGCAAGTCTATACTAGTTTGTTGATGCAATATCTGGAACAAGTCAAACAAGAACAAGAAGCAGCAGCTAAGCGATAATGGCACACGGTTTTCTTACACCACAACCAGTTTCAGGAGATAATTTCTGGAAAAATGCGAAATCCTTAGCGGATTTTGCAAAAGGTCTTGGTAAGCTTTTTAAAAAAGACTTAAGAGTAGTAAATGCCAATATAAAAGAAGTCCGTGACCTTCTAGAAGGAGGAAAAGAGCCAAAAGCACTTCCTCCAGCAGCGAATAAGATGCTGAAGGGAAACCAACCAAAAGGACTTCTCGCTGGCGCTGGTGCAATTGTTGCTAGAAAAGCAGGTATTGTCAACACTCAGGCAAAAACTGATATTGTCGGTAGAAATGCCACTGATATTGATAGAAAAGAGCAAAAATATCTTGGAACCACAGATCCTGATGTAGCAGGTGGTCCAAGGACCAGAAAAGGTGGCAGTTATGTCAATATGCCAGGTGTATCTGCACCTTCTGGAGGACTTAAGGATAGTAGCTTCTTCAGTAAGACTGGAGAACTTGATATTGAGAAACTGCGTGCAAGTGGTAAGTCCGCAGATGAACAAAAATCTATTGTAAGAGAGTATAGAGCAAATCTTCGTGCAAAGGGTATTGCTCCAACTGGAGAAACTGGAGCACCTCCAATTACACCAGATAGCGGTGCTGATATTGTTGCTGCTGTCAATAAAAATACAGAAGCGATTGTTGCTTTATCTAATTTAACTAAAGAGCAGACTAATAGTCAACGCTCAATGCACAATGAGCAGCAAGCTCAGTCTGATAAGTTAGCAAATAGAGCACTTGCAAGGTCAGAAGAAAAGTCTTTAGAAAAAGGATCCGATCTTTCTGGATTTTTGACACCACAGAAATTTAAACGACTTTCTGGTGGAACTGGTGGTGGTGGAGGACGTGGTGATGGTCCTGGTATGGGCATTGGTGGCAAAGTTGCCACTGGAGCACTAGTCAAAGCAGTTGGTAAGCGTGGAGCACAGCGCGTAGGAACACGTCTTGCAGCGAAATATGGCGGCAAAGCAGCAGCAAAAGCAGCGGGTAAGTATGGCGGTAAAGCAGCTGCTAAGTTAGGTTTAGGTGGTGCTGCTAAGATTGGTGCAGGTGCTATTGCTAAATCTGCTGGTAAGAAAATTCCTCTTGTCGGTCTAGGTTTAGGTGCTATCTTCGCAGCACAGAGAGCATTAGAAGGAGACTTTGTAGGTGCTGGTCTTGAGTTAGCATCTGGTGCTGCATCAACAGTCCCAGGTATTGGCACAGCAGGTTCTATTGGTATTGACGCTGCTCTCGCAGCAAGAGATATGGGAATGACGCCATTCGCTAAGGGTGGCATCATTACACAACCTACCAACGCTCTAATGGGTGAGGCTGGTAAAGAAGGTGTTTTCCCACTAGAAGGAAAACGTGGTAGAGATACCTTCCTAGCAATGGGTGAAGGTATTTTAGAAGCACAGAAGAAAGCAAAGATGGAATTTGCTGATCTTCAATCTGCGGGTCTTAAAGCATACTTTGAGAATAAAGGTGGATTTAAGGCATTTGGTGAAGCATTCAAATTAATATTAGGACCACTCTTTGGAAACCTAGCAGGTGGTATTATTGATAAAGTAGGCAATTTTGCCAATGGTGTATTTGGTATTGGTAGTGGAAATCCACAAGGTGGTGGATTACAAAATGCTAATATGGGCAGCGATGAAGAAGATTACTTAATGCGCCTAATGATCGCTGAAGCAGGCGGTGAGGGTGAACTTGGAATGGCAGCAGTTGCGAGATCTGTCATGAACAGAGCAGGTCTCATTCAGAGTGGTAAAGTAGGTGCTGGTACATTCATGGCAGATAGTGGTAGCATCATGGATGTTATCAATGCTAAGGGTCAATATCAACCAGTAGCTCAAGGTAAACTGAAGAGAGCACTAACTCCTGAAGAAAAAGCAAGAGCAATGAAAGCTTTGGAGATGGCACGTAATAGTGCATCTCTACGTGGTAATCTTGAAGCATCTGGAATGTCTGCTGATCAGGTCAATAATATTATGGCATCAACTGGTTTTAGAACTGGTGCTGCATTCAATGACAGTTCACAGAATGTCAATAGAACTAAGTTAGGCAACCATATCTTCAATACTGCAGGTAACACTGGTATGTTGACTGCTGATGCTCAGTTTGCTCCATCAACACCACAAGGAACAGGTGGTGGTGCTGCACTTGCTGCAGCAGCAAATAGCTTGAAAGGAATGAGTACCGCTAGTGGTCCTGATGGTGGCGCAAATGGTTGTGTATATGCTGTAAATAAAGTATTCTCTCAAGCAGGAATTACACCACCATGGGGTTCAGCACTATATGTTCCTACTGCTGAGGAAAAAATGATCTCTGCAGGATGGCAGCAAGTTCCATATAATCAAATGCAACCTGGCGATGTATTTGTCATGAAGGATCAGAAGTCTCCACCACAAGCACATATTGGTGTTGCAACTGATAATAAGTTTATTCTTTCAAACTCATCTGGTAAAGCGTCGATGAGTTGGTCTTCTACAGCACAGGGATATAATGAATACTATGGTGGTGTGGGAACTCTATATAGAATGCCAGGTGGACAAGCACCCGCTACAGCAAATGCAACTCCTGGTGCTCCACCATCATCACCTGCTGCAGCATCTCCAGTAGCATCAGCATCACCAGCAGCAACACCACCAGCTTCTCCTGGTCCTATTGCTGCAGCACCAGCATCACCAAACACAGGTACGCCAATCATGGCAACGTCAGCACAGGTAGCATCTGCTTCTTCTGCTCCTGCAGCAGCACCTACTGTCATCAATAATTACTATGGTGGTGGACAACAGCAGACTGGTGTCAATCCAAATGGCGTCAGTGCTGGCATTGATATGAACGCAACAGGTCTAGCTGCTTTCCAGGATCTAAAAATTAGGACTATCTCATAATGGCAGAATCACAACAATTCCAGAATGCTACTGACTTTGAATTGAAGAGTGTCTCTATTGCGGCACTTGGATCAGATGATGCATATGAGATCAAGCAAATGATCGGAACTTTCAGTTATGTTGAAAGTGTCACTAGTCCATTTGTTGCAGCAACTATGACAGTTGCTGATAGTGCTGGATTACTCAATGATCTTCCTATTCAGGGAGGAGAAACTGTTCAGGTAGTCATACAATCTAGTATTACTGAAGAACCAGTTCAGTATAATATGAATGTATGGAAGATAGGAAACAGAAATACAAAGAATAAGACACAATCATATACTTTGGGTCTTGTTTCTGCTGAAGCTTTGAATAATGAGGTAACTAGATTATTCAAACCTGTCTCTGGTACAGGTGATAAAATTGTCAAAGATGTTTTAGATACTTTAGGAACAGAGAAAGAATTTTTCTCTGAAACAACAGAATTTGAAATGAAAATGATCCCTGCTAACAGGAGACCATTCGATCTAATTTCTACTATCTCTGTAAAGAGTGTTCCAAAAGGTGCTGTAGGATCAACATCAGATAAGAAGTCTAAGAGTGAGAAGAATAAAGTCAACGGAAGTGCTGGATTTTTCTTCTGGGAAACAAAGAGAGGATATAACTACTACTCTGTTGATTATCTCATGGATCAAGCAGACGATGCATGGGGACCATATATTGAAAAGATTTCAAATATGAGTGATGGTGCCGATGAGAGAATGACTATCTCACAAGCGGTGTTCAGATCAGAGGTAGACATTATGACCTCACTGAGAACAGGTAAATACTCTACGTTGTTGGTATTCTTCAATCATGCAACTGGGCAGTATGATGAATATCACTATAGTTTAGAAGATGCATATGAAAACATGAAGCACCTAGGTGCTCAGAATAAACCATCTATCTTGCCTGCTGGAGAAGATAAGAAAGTATCTGACTATCCGACTAGAATTGTAACCTCTCTACTTGATCACGAAAGCTGGTATAATAAACCAGACATCGGATCATACGAAGAGAACGATGGTTCAGAAAACCCAAGTCCTTATTGTGATTTTCATAAGCATTTTGCAGCACAGTCTCTAATGAGATATGAGTTACTTAAGCATCAGCAAGCTACTGTTGTCATCCCAGGTAACCCTGAAATCTGTGCAGGTGATGCAATTCAAATTAAGTTAGTAAACAAAGGCACAGACGAAAGAATTAATGAAGAACCATGGGATCCAGAAAGCAGTGGTGTATACTTAGTAAGTGAAGTAACCCACACATATGACAGCACACAATCGACAAATGGTAGATTTGTCACTACACTACGTTTGATGAGAGATTCCTATGGTGACATAGAATCCAATCATGGCACTAAATAATTAAAGGAGGTACTACACATGGAAAACATCGAAGCGCATATCGCAAAGGACAAGGAGATTTTGGATAATCCAAATACATCTCCACAGGCACGTCGTCATATTGAGGGCGAACTACATGACCTTGAAGAGTGGGTTGAACATCATAAAGAGGAGATTGCGGCAGGAGATCATCACGATCCCACGCCATTGGAGCTCTATTGTGATCAAGAACCTGGCGCACCCGAGTGTAAAATTCATGACAATTGACTAGAATATGGATCAGTTAGTATCACAATTGCTACCTACCCAACGTATTGGTGCCGATGGTTTCAATTGGTGGGTAGGTCAAGTTGAAGGAACCGCAAGAGACGAAGCCAACAACAAAGGTGGTTATCGTTTTAAAGTAAGGATTGTCGGGGAACACCCTGGTGATGCTGAAGTTCTTGCGGTTGAAGATTTGCCATGGGCAACTGTTGTGATGCCAGTAACTGTTCCATTCATGCCAGGTAACACTGGCGGAGCACATCCACAATTAGAAATTGGATGTTGGGTTGTAGGTTTCTATCTTGATCTTGATAGACAGAAACCAATTATTATGGGTTCTATTGGACAAGTTCCAGGAGCAACCAAAACATTTGTAGAAAGAACACCCGATACAAAACCATTTGTTACTGCTATTAGGCAACTAAATGCACAAGCAGATGGATCGCCAAAACAAAAAGGAACTGATAAAAACACCGCTACTGGCGGTCTATATGACGGAACAAAAGATGGAGAGGGTAACGATAGAGTTGCCCCTCCTGCTAGGAAAGTTGCACCATTAAAGAAAGGAACAGCACAAGCAGAAGATTGGTGTCAGTCAAAAGCAGAGAAATGCGATGACGATGACATGATGGGCAAAATGTCCACTATTATGTCAGAGTTCATGGAAGCGGTGCAGAACAATGGTGGTGATATTGGAACATATCTTGTCAACGAAGCTTCTGGTGAAATTAATAACGTAGTTGGTATTGCTAGAAACTACGTAAACAAAGCAATGAGCGTAGTGACTGAGTTCGTTGCAAAAGTAAAAGGTTTTATTATTGAAAAACTCAAAGCAGCAGTTAATGATCTAATTCAAGCACTCCTTTACCCGTCAGAAGAAGGAAATGCGCTAACGCCAGTAACTGAGTTCTTCAACGAACTTCTCAAGAACCTAGGTTGTCAGATGGCAGACCTTGGAGATCGCCTCGCTGGGTTCTTGACTGATGTTATGATGAGTTATGTTGATCAGATTTATCAAGCTGCAGCATGTCAGATTGATGCACTGGTAAATGGTATCATCTCCAAGATCAACTCATTGATGGAGAGTATTCTTGGATCTGTCCTAGGACCACTTCAAAGTATTCTTGGAGCAATTGCAAGTCCACTAAACATTCTTGGTGGTGCAATCAACTTTGTTCTAAACCTATTGGGTATTTCTTGTTCTGGTCCTGATAGATCTTGTAGTAAGTACAAGAAAGCATGTACAGATGGTGGAGAAGATGAAGAGGGAGAGAACCCTGATTTCCTAGATGATCTTCTCGCTGGCATTGATAATCTCTTCCCTGCTACTGGTGCTGACTATACACAATATGTTTGTGATGATGCATACACAGGTAATTCAATTGCTGTAACTAAGATTGGATTTAAGGGTGGTGTTCCACAAGGTGGTGGCACAACAGGTAACATTCCTCCAAGCAGTGGCACTGAAGATGATGGTCTTGGTGGTGACGATGATGGTGGTGGAGATGGAGATGACCAATTCAATGGTGATCCAGTTCCCAAGGTCAAGAGAATTAAGTATCACATTAATGATGTAACTGTAAGAGAAGGAGATCGAGCTACTTTCTTGGTTACAAGAAGTGGATATACAGAGGGATCATCTTCTGTTAGGTACAGAACCAAAAAGTATTCTGGCACTGCTACTCCAGAAGAAGATTACCTTGGAGTAAATGACATTCTAGGTTTCGCTCCTGGTGAAACTGAAAAGAGAATTCAGGTTACCACCTTGTTCTCGGAAGAAAGAGAGCAAGATGAAGACTTCTATGTTGTTCTAAGACCAAATACACCAAATTCAGACAGCAATATTAAAACAAGCTTTATCAAGAATATTGGCGTTGGAACTATTACAGAATATAAGGTAAACGAACCATATAATCCATATAGAATTAGACCACAAAACCCATTCTACGAAATTCCAGAACGTTTTAGTGGTGAAACTCCAGATCCAATTCCTGCAGGAGATCAAGATCCAGACACAGATGGTGATGGATTTAATGATAACACTGGAGAACCAGTTAATGATCTAACACCAAGAATTTCTGTAAGTCCCGATAGATCAACCTGTCCAGAGGGAGAGTTCATTGTCTATACAATTGAGACGGCTAATATTGACAATGGAAGCATTTTCTATTACACCTTATCAGGAACAAATATTACTCGCGAAGATATCATTGGTAATAACTTGACAGGTGATTTTACTATCAACAATGGTATTGGTAAAGTAACTGTTGGTATAGAAGATGACGATGTTGTTGAAGACGAAGAAATTCTAAGATTTACTATAAATGGAACGGGTGCATTTGCTGATGTTCTGATTACAACAACAGCAGTTGATGGTGATGATGATCTTGGTGAGGGTGATGATCCCAATAAACCAGTTAGAGACTTTGAACCACCAACCGTAGATCCTATCAATGTAATTACAGATCCTAATGGTGGTATCATCGATATTCCTATTACAAATCCAGGCGATCCTTGGGCAGAACCTCCATATGTCACAATTGGTGGTGCAGGAATTAGTGCAACTGCAACAGCATTGTTGGATGAAAAAGGTTTCCTAACTGAAATCAGAGTTAAGACGCCTGGTTATGGTTACAAGTTAAATCTCCCAGCAGACCAGAATAAGAGATGTATTATTGATAGTTTCACTCTTATCAGACCAGGAATTGACTACACAGAACCACCTACAATCTATGTTGACGGTAGAACTGATGTAGCAGAAGCTTTAATCGATGATCAAGGTTTTGTCATTGGAGCAAGAGTTCTTGATCGTGTTACTACCTACGAGAAAATGCCAGAAGTTCTTATCGTTGGTGGTAATGGTTTTGGTGCGAAATTAATTCCTTCTCTAGCATGTCTAGATACAGAAGCACTTACTACAATTGGTTCCACCAAGATTGGAACTGGACGTTACGTTGATTGCCCATGACGACCGCAAAACCTGCCTCTAGTTATCCAACTGGGATAGCTAAACCTACTACTCCTGACGAGACACAATCATTATCTGATCAACCTAGGTTTCATACTTGGTATAAGGGTAATCTTACTGGGTCTGAAATATATGAAAGACTATTGCCAGACAATGCATCTGGTGCATTAAGGATTGATGGTCCTAATGCAGATAATGCTGCTATTGTACTAGACAGCAAAGGTTGTGTAAAGCTTTTAACTGGTGAAAAAACTCAAGAGAGTGGCGTCGGTAGTGGTAAACTCTGCATCAAGACATGGGGATATCAAGCAAAGCACCATAACAGAGCAGACTTAGAATTTAATTCTGGTGATGATACTGACGAAAACCAAGCATTGAACTTAGTGTGCTTTGGTGACTATGTTGAACAGACTATTGGTGGAACAAGATACATCAGAGCACAGAAGATTGTTATTGAGGCATCAGAAGAACTTCTTCTAATTGGTAAGACACAGGTCAACATTCAGTCTGGATCAGATGGTGGCGGTGCTATCATCATGAATGCTGGTAGTATTGAGAAAACAACCAGTAACGATAAAGAAGTCATCTTAGGTCAGAAGATGAACTTTGGTGTTTCAGAAGACACTACAGTGACCTTTGACCCTCGTGGATCGAAGAATGTTGTATCTACAGGTCACATCAACCACAAGGTCTTAGGAGACCTTCAGACGTGGGTAGGAGGCATCGAAAGCCACGTTGTTGCTGGTGGTCCTGGTGTACCCCCACTAATCAAAGCAAGAGACGCATCGTTCAGTGCGAAGACCACAGGTAACGTGGACATCTCATCGACATTGATGACAAACCTCAATGCTGGTGGTATCTTCAATGCAACTGCTGGGCTTGGCATGAACCTGACTGCTGGTGGAACCATGAACATCAAAGGTACGCTTATCCTGCTCAACTGATAAGTCAGCATTATCTGACCGATCGGAAATCCGTATCGAAAACTGGCACAAGGGGGGTTGTTTTTTCCTTGCAACCCTGATAAATTGTATTCATGCGATGGGGAAAACCTCATCCACCATCTGCGGGTAACCACTCCGCAAGTAAACTAACAAAGGAAAA